GACCACGAGCCGTGGTTCTTGTTGCGAGTAATCAAATATACCCCACTCACAATCCTTTTCAGGAATAAATATAGATCTGATCAGGGGTCCGAGGATCCCGTGTCGTGCTGGTATTTGCTGTAAATTAGGATTCGAGTAACTAAATCTACCTGTTACCGTTCCTCCTTGGTCGGATCGCATTTGGTGTATTTCAGCATGAATCCTGCCTCTGTGCGAATGCTTGGTGATACTTTCAATAAATGTGGTTCGCGCCTTATTGATTTCTCTGGCTTCCACCACCATCTGTGCCAAAGGACTATCATGACTTGCCAAAAAGTTTTTATCAAATTTTGGTTGACCTGTTGGTGTACGATCATAAGAAATTTTGAGTGATTCAAATGCTTTCGCCACCGAAGCTGCAGCCCAGACTTCCACATCGCAATTTGTGAGCTTTTTAATTGAGCGTAAAATTTTATTTTCTTTAGATTGTAAATCATTTTTAATCCTCTCTGCTTTGTCAAGATCAACACGAACACCTTTTTGTTTCATTTTAAATAGAACAGGAAATAAATCTGTTTCTAATTCAAAAATATTAACAAGGTTCTGTGATGCTATTTCTCGCTGTAAATGATGCCATAGACGTAGCGTAAGTGCTGCGTCTTGTTCCGCATATTCTCCTACGTGTGAGGCGGGAAGCTTCCACATTTCTCCTTTAGGATCAAGGCCCCACATTTTAGCTGCTTCGTAGAGTTGGGTTTCCGATTTTGACTCTTTTAGATAATCCCTTCCGAGTGAGTTTAGGTCAAATCGAAACCGATTCTCGTCTACCAAAGGAGCAGCAACTAGAGTGTCTATTATTTTGCCTTTGATGTCAATATCCATTGTTGTTAACCAACCAATATCGTAGAAAGCATTATGAAAAATATAGTTTATATTCTCATAAGAGCATTGTTTTCTAAGCCATCTGGTAACTAATTCTTTATCCATATTGGGCGGTGTTTCGTGGGCGATGGGGTAATAACCGCACCAACCGTCAACTGCTACAGCAATCCCTACTACTTCGCCGTGTCTACGTATATAACCTGGTCCTGTATTTTTAATACCAGGATCTCTAGTCTCTAAATCAATAGCTATCTCGTCATAACCAGATAGATCAGGAAATGTATCAGGCATAACCCATTCACTGGGCATGCGGTGTACTTTAGGAAACCAATTAGGTTGTTCTTTCATCTATTTCTCCTGCAATTGCGGCATAGGCAGCTAAATCAACATAACTATCTTTTTTATGCGCATTTTTTAATCTGGCGATTTTAACTAACGCCATGCATATTGCTACATCATGAGGTGTTACATTAAAATTTAAATAAGCACTCCAAAAATTAGCAATGTTTTCATGGTTCGTTAATTTATCTCCGTAATCTTCTTGGCGATCACCACCAACAAGTTTTTCAGCTTCTTTTAAAATATCTTGGCAAATCATTCACAACTCCTTTCGTGAAAAAATATAGGTTCATATTCAAATTGTCCTTCTGTTCGATGAACAATATGTAATTCTTCTTTAGCGCGTGTAGCTCCTACATAAAAAACTCTAGCTTCATCATCACGTCCTCTTTGGTTTTCTGTAGATGATTTGTAAGGTCCAAAAGATAAATCAGTAATCAACATAACTTTCTGTCTCTCACCACCTTTACTAGCATGTATTGTTGAAACTTCTATACGTGGTGTTTCATCTAGCTTGTGTCCGTTTCTCATAATAGAACGTAAATAATTAATTCTATTTTTAAAACCTTTTGCATTAATCATGTCGTACCATGCTATTTCTTTAACACTTGCTTCTTTCGTACTTGATAAGTTTATAGTCTCTCTTAACCCATATTTTTCGATAAGCATATCTAAATTATACATACCGTCAGGTTGTCCTTTAAACGTACCATAATTTCTTTTAATCCTGGTGCTATCCATATATTCATAAAGTGTATGACAATAATCTCCTGAAATCTTTTTACCATTTTGTAAACTGGTCCACGCTCTAATAGCTTCAATATATTTAAAATTAATAACGGATTGTCCGTAACGTTTATATAACCACCCATACATTTCTAAAGCTTCAGAAACTTGCTTAACAATCTCATGAGTTCTACATAAAATTAACCACTCCCCTTCTTGAATTCCTTTGTTTAAAGGTCTGATATTTAAGACTTTTCTTACTCCTTCTTCATCTCTCGGTTTGTATTCTTTATCAATTCTAATTGAAATAGACTGTGCTAATTTTGTGGCAAGACTGTGCACACTAATAGGAATACGATAAGACTGAGTTAAAGGAATGATACTGTTGGAATCATTTTTAGCCATGGCTATAAAGTGTTCTATGTCTGCACCTGCCCAACGAAATATTGCTTGATCATCATCACCAGCTACATAAGTTTCAATTGGTTTAGCAATTTCTTGAATCATATCTACTACTCTCCATTGATGTACAGATAAATCTTGTGCCTCATCAATAAATAAATATTTTAATTTAGGAGGATTTTTTCTTTTTAAAAACTGTGTAAAATAATCCACGTATTCATATTTATCTCTATCTTTTTTAAACTTACATAAATCTAAATCCATTTGTTCAATCATGTTCCGTGCGCCGTAGTTATTTAAAGTTGTTTCACGAAATATTTTAGCTAACCTATCTTCTTCATTAGGAAACTTTGCGTATGCTAAATTAATAAGATCTTGGTATTCACTTTTTGCTGTGGGCATAGATATATCAACGCCATTACCTTTCCGCATTTTATTAACATACTCATGTCCCGTGATCCGTGATAAGTCAGCATAGTCTTGTTCGTCCATGATCTGTCCTTGTCGTAGCTGTAGCTGTTTATAAGCTAACGAATGCAACGTACAAAAGTATGGATATTCTTTTTTAAGTTCATCCTTACTCATTTCACTTCCCTGAGCAACACGGTCCCTAATTTCTTCTGCCGCTTTAACAGTGAAACTAAAATAACCAATCTCATGCGGTGAACAAATATTATTCTTTACCAGTTCATTAACTTTATTTTTTAAAAATGTGGTCTTACCTGTACCAGGAGGACCTATAACAATATGTCTATGCATTAGTATGCCTCCTCTTCACTAAAGTCTTTTTCTTTTAAATTAAAATCAGAATCAATAATGTTAGTTGGAATCTTCCAACAATGTTCAGAGTTATTATTAACTTTAAACTTAGCTGTTCCACCGCCAAACTCTTCAAAAATTTTATATTGAGCAGAGTCACTTACTTTAGTAAAACGTTTTGTTTTTAAGAAATCTCTAAAAGATTGTGGCTTAAAAAAGAAGTATCCTTTTTCATGTTCAAAGACCATCCCCTGTAGAATATCTTGTCTATCTTTAGCTCCTCTATTGTTTGTAATAAATATTTGGAGTTGATTAAGGAATTGTCCCTTAGCTGTCACTTCTGCAGGTAATTGAATAAAGTCATCTTCATGCATGTTCTTTAATAAATTATCTACCATGTCTGCCCATATAGCAGGGGCGATGGGCCGTGGGCTTTCATTCGCTTGGGCTATACATGCTTTCCTATATTCACTATGCGAGTGTAATTGATCAACGGATAAAATAATAACCTTACCATTATGAGTAACTTCATACACAGGACTATCTGATTCCCATTTCTTTAAATTTGTAATCTCATGCTCGGCTGAATTACCAACACCAAACTTACGGCTTTGACATTTTATTTTTTCACATACACTTTTAAATACAGGTAACTCACAACGATAAAAATATTTTTTATCTTCTACTTGTTTAAAAATTGTTTGTACTTCTCTGCTGGGTAAAGGAGGACTAAAATATTTTGTATTATATTGATCCATCTTTGTTTCTAATTCATTAGGAAATCTTTCACGTAAATAAATTCCTAATTGAAACATACATTCGTTCCGTGATCCTTCAGAAAATCCTTGTGAAGCAAGACTAATAAGACAAGGTGGTGCACCTTTAAAATCATCATTCTTTTTTTCACTAACTGTTTTTTCAATAATGACCATGCTGAGATTCGATACGACTTTACGTTGGTAATGCTTTATAAACATATCTAAATCTAACAATGAATTACCTTCATCATCGTATGCAAACCGTCCAGGAAACTCTGGGTGATTATACGGCAG